CGAAGACACTGTCGAAGTAGAAGAGGAAGTTGAAGAGAAAACAACTTTCGAAGAATTATTTAAGGAGGACTAAACTATGGCAAAAAGAGTAACAACCACAACATTGAATGCGTCCACTATTGACATCTTAAATGTCATTCGTGCAAACGCATCTCTGGAGTATCAGAACCAGGTTCCTGTTGTACAGACCGAAGTAGATATTCCAAAAGTAGGTGACATTTTATTTGGTACACCTGCACTCGCAAATCAGTTTATCAATGCTTTAGTAAATCGTATTGCATTGGTACGTGCAAAATCTGCAACGTTCAACAATCCTTATGCTGACTTGAAGAAAGGTTATCTTGAGTTCGGTGAGACTGTTGAGGAAGTATTCGTGCAGATTGCGAAAGCTCGTGAATTTTCTGTTGAGAAAGCAGAAAAGAGAGAGTTCAAGAGAACTTTACCTGATGTTCGCTCTGCGTTCCACACGATGAATTGGAAAGTTCAGTATCCAGTGACTATTCAGCGTGAGGACTTACGACAGGCATTCTTGTCAATGGATGGTGTACAGGATATGATTTCAAAAATTGTTGATTCTGTTTATCGTGCAGCCGAATATGATGAGTATTTATTATTTAAGTTCATGTTAATTCGAGCAATTTCTAAGGGTCAGATGTATCCTAAAACTATCGGTGATGGTACAGATATAAAAGATGCTGCAATTGCTTTCAGAGCAACTTCAAATCAGCTTACTTTCATGTCTAACAAGTACAACGCATCTGGAGTCACAACTATAACACCTAGAGACGACCAGGTTATTTTCATGGATTCAACTTTCAATAGTCAATATGATGTGGAAGTTTTGGCCGCAGCTTTTAACATGGATAAAGCTGACTTCATGGGAAGACTTCATCTTATTGATGACTGGACAACTTTCGATAACGAACGTTTTGATGTTATCCGTGCAGGTTCTGACCAGATTGACGAAATCACCGATGAGGAACTTGCCCTTATGGCTGATGTGAAGGCAGTTATTGTTGATAAAGAATGGTTTCAGGTATATGATAATTTATTCCTTATGAGCGAGACGCCCGTTTCCAGCGGTTTGTATTGGAATTATTTCTTGACAGTATGGAAGACTGTTTCCAGCTCTCCGTTTTCAAATGCAATTGTATTCGTAACTGACGGAGCAGATGTAGCACTTCCTGATGAAATCACAGGTGAAATCGTAGCTAAGGACGTTTCTGAAAATGCAACTGTTCTTACAATCGATGTACAGCCTGACGAGGTTTCTCTCGTAGCTGGTAATGCTCAGTTCGTTCAGACTGAAGCAGCAGTTCAGGGTGGTGTAGCTGTTAATAAATACGGTTCAATCATCTATCCTGCAAACGCAAATCCGATTGTAGTTGAACTTTTGATTGATGGTGTATCTTACAGCTCAGTTACTGACGAAGGAACAGGATTCCGTACAATTGGAACAACTGATGTTGTTGGTGACACAATTAAGTTTGTCAAGACTTCAACTGTCGGTTAATTGAATATTTAAAATTTTTAAAGGTGGCGGTGTTTGGCGAATGGACTTGCACCGTCACTTTTTAAACAATAAGGAGGTAAAACAATGAGAAAACAAGATGCACGTTTAGTCATTGAGAATGTAGAAATATATAATTATTATAGAGAACGATTAGTCAATCTTGCATTGTCTCAGTTTCAGTGGAGTGGATTACCCGACACTTGTGACCGTTTGTATTTTGAAAAATCTTTGCTTTTCAATGGTAAAGCTGCGATGTACAAACCGACAGGAACAGACTTTTGGTTAAGTACAGACTACTTACAAAAAGGGAATTTTGATGCTTACGGGTACCCAACAAGAATTAACGGTATAACCTTCAACGCTAAAAATGTTGAAACTGACGAATGGATGATTCTCTATGATAATATGACAAGAGCAACACTCATGCCAAAAATTGATTTTTTTGCTCGTCTTTTGTGGGAAGTTCACAACACATATAGAAGCAACTTACAGCAGCAAATCACTCCTTTCGTGATTTTGTCTGATAAGAACAAATCACTTTCAATCAAGAATTTGTTCAATAGATTCTTCGGTTTTCAACCAGTCATTGAAGTTAAATCTTCAATGAATTTAGATGATATTAAAACTATTGACACAAGGGTTGACTTTAAGGGAACAGAACTTCTTGACAATCTCCAGCGTATTTGGGCAATGGCACTTTCAGAGTTGGGTATCACAGCTGAAACAACAAAGAAGGAAAGATTAATCGGAGATGAAATTGCAATCAATCGTCAGGAAGATATTATTTCTCTTAACTCAAGACTTTTGAACAGAGTTGAATTTTGCAACAAGATGAATAAGAAATACGGAATGAACTTATCTGTAAATTTATCTTCAGATGATGTTCAATTCAAAGCGTACTCAGATGTTATTGAGGACGACAAAAACAAAATCGAAGTTGACCAGGAGGTGGAAAACAATGGCTAATTACACTCAATCAATTAGAGAAATCTTACAAATGAATAAATTGCCAAACGAGAACATTACTAATATTAACGTCATTTCAGCAATTGCACAACGTACCATTTTCGATGGAACTCTCGTTAATGTAATTGATGAAAGATATCGTGAGAACTTCATCACTGGTTTTACACTTCATTTCTTCAATGATGAACTCGGTCTTGAGACTTTGCCACTTTGGAAAATCGCTTTATCAGAAAAATTGTTAAACAACGGTTCATACATTAATCTTATGTATGAAAATCTTGATAAACAGATTTTCAGTCAGTATCGTGTCAAAAAGTCAACTGATGATATGACAGTTTCCGAAACACACAATTCTGAATTTTCAGAAGAAAACAAAGGAACAGGTACTCTTGAAAATGCAAAAAGTGGTGACGACACAACAACAAATAACAACGTGGAAACTGGTGGTGAGAAGGTAACTGAAACAACTGATATGCACAGATATGAAAACGGTTCTTTCACTGACACAAGCAATGGAACATTGAACGGTAACAGTGAGAACACAAACAAGCAGAACACTGTTGGTATCAGATTTGATACACCACAGGGGAAATTGCAAAATCAGTTGGTTTCTCCAGGTGGTGACCGAACAGGAACTGGTGTCTCATATGCGAGTAGTAATACTTACAATTATATGACAGCAGCCGAGGAGAACGATGGCACAACCGTTGATTCTTCAACAAACAATGAGACAACAAACAACACAACAACAAGAACTTTTGACAATTACGATGTACACAGTGACGGAACAATCACTCGTGACGCTAGTGCTAGTCGTCGAGAGTCAAACGGTGAGAACAAAATCACTTACGGTTCAAAGGATACTCAGACAAGAAATCTTACTGACACAAGAACACACGATGAAAGTTCAAACAAAGATGTTGAAAGTCAAAGAGATATGAACGACGAAGAGTACACTTTGAATATGGAAATGTTGTTGAAATCAGAAAACTTGTTGAACAAAGTTTGGGATATCTTTGAAGATATCTTTATGTTAATTCTATAAAAGGAGGTAAAACGTTATGAGTAATTTAGATGAATTTGGTTTACCTATCGATGACTGCGATTGTGATTGTGAAGGTGATGTTTACAATTTCAACAATTGCAATCTCACATTACCTGAAAGTTTCGGTGATGCTTTATCTTATGAGCAGCAAATTTTGGCACTTGAGAAGTACAAACAAGATAAACTTACTCCAGGTGAGAACATTACAATTGAAGAACAGGACGGAAAAACAATCATCTCAGCAACTGGCGAACTTCAGGTAAATACATATTCAATTGTAAAATCAAATGAGGAACTTCCTGAAAATGTTGAGGCTATATATAATTTAGTTGAAACAACACCGAGTGGAGATGTTCAAAATGTTGGTGATACAATTGAAATTCCAGTCATCTCTGGACCTCAAGGACCTGTTGGACCAGAAGGACCTCAAGGTGAAGTTGGCCCAGAAGGACCAGCAGGTCCACAGGGAGAACCTGGTCCAGTTGGTGAAACAGGACCACAGGGACCAGAAGGTCCACAAGGTATTCAAGGTGAAACAGGACCACAGGGACCAGAAGGTCCACAAGGTATTCAAGGTGAAACTGGTCCACAAGGCCCAGAAGGACCAGCAGGCCCTCAGGGAGAACCTGGACCAGCTGGTGAAACGGGACCCCAGGGACCAGAAGGCCCACAGGGACCTCAGGGAGACCCTGGTCCAGAAGGACCAGAAGGCCCACAGGGACCTCAGGGAGACCCTGGTCCAGAAGGACCAGCAGGGCCACAGGGTGAACCTGGACCGAGTAACGTCACACAAGTTTTGACCGAAGGTGTCGAAATTGCTGATATCAACGGAACAAAGATTTTTGCTCCAGAAGCAGCAGGTGGACAGTCTGATATAAATGTCACAAATATGACATTTAATGAAGTTCTTGAACTTTTCAATGCTGGTAATCAATCTAATTTATATATAGTTCATTCTGTTAGTGCTGGATTTAATTCAATTGATGTCATTATGCATATCAATTCTGTGTATAACGGTTTCGGTTCACCGTCCGAATTTGTATTCGTCGGTTGGGCAAACGATGGATATGACACATATGTTGGACAGCTTAACTCAAGTGGTTTTACAGTTCAGCTTTGTAATAATTATGAAATCGATGTTAGCAATATGACACAATCTCAAATAGATGCTTTATATTCAGGTTCAGCTGGTAAAATCAGAATGTATTATTTATATACAGCGTCAAGCACAGCAGGCAATGTTGCGACTAATGAGCGAGTCAAATGTTATTTAGTACGTAGAGCAAAACCAACCTCACAAACATATTACACTTACAATTTTGTTGGTGTAGGATTTGGAGATGGAAGTGGTGGTTTCATTGTAAAGAAATTTGAAAACGGTGTATGGACATAATTAAAAGGAGGACACAACTATGAAAAGATGTTATGGAATTTTCAACAAACAACTTATTTTACCGACAAGTTTCAGGGACTGTCTCACATACGGACAGATTCAAAATCTTATGATTCAGAAGATTGAAGAACTTGAAGAAAAAGTGACAACTTTAGAAAGTGAAGTTGCACAATTAAAGAGTGACCAAACAGAATAATTTTGTTCAATATTGACAAATGAGTTCAGTTATATTATAATAATCATAGAGGGTAATGCACTGTAATTGCCGATTGCGGACGTGCGGGTGGAACATACCGCCGCAACGGAGACTTGGTCACTCTTGCTTTACAGGCATTACCCTATTTTTAAAAAAGGAGTGACGAAAATGAGAACAACAGTTAGTTTAATTGAATTGATAAAATCGGTTTTCAATCGTTTTTATAAACCGCAACTTGATGACTTATTAACACGAGTTGAAGCTCTTGAAAATGCTGCAACTCAGACAGAAGGAGGTACTACAAATGAAACTGAATGACAAAGTTTATGAAACATTGAAATGGATTTGCTTGATTGCAAGTCCCGCCATTTGTGCTTTACTGTCAACATTGACAAGCTTATGGCAGTGGAATATTCCGATTGACGCAATCGTTGGAACAATTTCCGCAATTTCAACATGTGTCGGTGTATTGATTGGTATTAGTACATATAACTATAATAAAAAGAAAGAGAGTGATTTATAATGAGTAATTCAAGTTTAGTATCTGTAACAAAATATTCACCAAACCATTCGGGACAACGTACCGAAAAAATTTCAAGAATAACCCCGCACTGCGTCGTTGGTCAGCTCAGTGCTGACCGTATCGGCGATGTGTTTTTACCTGAAAGTCGTCAGGCAAGCTCAAACTACGGAATAGGAAAAGATGGTGAAATCGGGTTATATGTTGATGAGTGCAATCGTTCTTGGTGTAGTTCATCTAATGACAACGACCAAAAAGCCGTTACAATCGAATGTGCTAGTGATTTGAAAGAACCTTATTCGATGAATTCGAAAGTGTATTCCTCACTTATCACTTTATGTGTTGATATCTGCAAGAGAAATGGTAAGAACAAACTCATCTGGATTGATGACAAAGAAAAAGCTCTTTCATATAAATGTAAAGAGAATGAGATGCTTATCACAGTTCACCGTTGGTTCAATAGCCAGAAATCTTGTCCTGGTGACTGGTTATATTCAAGATTAGGAAATCTCGCTGCAGAAGTTACAAGACAGCTTAACGCAAAAGAGGAACCTGAAAAGCCTTCCACTTTGTACAAGGTGCAGGTTGGTGCGTTTTCAATATATGGAAACGCTGCAAATATGTTGAAGAAAATTCAGAACGATGGATACTCTGACGCATTCATCACAAAGGTCGGAAATCTTCACAAAGTTCAGGTTGGGGCTTTTTCTGTTAAGAAAAACGCTGACGCAATGTTGAAGAAAGTTCAGAAAAGCGGTTACAAAGACGCTTTCATCGTTGAAGTATCAACAACTTCAACAACTGTAGAAAAGAAGAAATCCGATATGGAAATTGCAAAGGAAGTTCTCAACGGAAAATGGGGCAACGGTGAGGACAGAAAGAAACGTTTAACTGAAGCGGGTTATAATTATAACACAATTCAGAAAATGGTGAATATCTTATGCAAATAATAAGTGATATTTTAGTAGTAGTCACAACCGCAATTGCAACATATGCGGTGTGGCTGCTACAAAATTATAAGAAGAACAAAGATTTGCAACACGAAGCCCTGAAACTTTTAATGAAAAGAGAACTGAGAGATATGCATAATCTTTGTACAGAAAGAAAATATATTACTGTTTCCGAGCTTGAACACATTTCTGAAGTATATGAAATATACCACAAAATGGGAGGGAACGGAACAGGTACATTGTTATATGAAAGTTTGAAAGAGATGGAGGTACGATAAATATGGTAATTACACCTGACTCAATTATAAAATTATATAGAGATGTAGATATTTGCGATGATGAGCGTCTTGTTTTTTCATCTGATGCAAAGAAAAACGCATATTTTAACAATCGTTTAGTGAAAACAATAAATGAATGCACAATCGTCAAACAGCAAACAGGAGTTATTCGTATTGAAATCCCTGGTGCGATGGCTTCAAGATGTAACTATATGTCTTTCATCAATCCGTCTTTTGAAAATAAAGAAATCTATTGTAGAATAACACTAATGCCTGAATACACAAACAATGAGTGCACCCAGTTTGCATATGAAATAGACTATTGGATGTCTTTCTATAAAGATGTAAAGTTTGAAGATATGTATATTGACAGAGAACATTTGTCTCAAAGTAAATTTGAATTGTCAAGACTCAATCCATATCATAAGGATTTATGGGAATTCCGTACAGAAGAACCTTTGCCAATTTCAGAAGATACTGAAAAATTATTTTATAATACAAGCATTGATGACCAAAGCGGAGACGGTACATATATGTATGCGTATGCTGCAAAAAATCCAATCAACATTCCAATCGGTGTTTCAAGTTCAAAAACAACTGCTTTTTATGATTTGATTTATGTTTCAGATATTGATTTTGAGGCACTTGACGAAAACGTCACAGAAGGAACACCACCTTCAGAGCGTTGGGAACGTTTCGCAAACAATGCTTATGACTTTAGAATTCAATACAAAACAAGACCATTCTTGCAGGCTGGAGCCGAGTTGGCCCGACTTTTGGGTGGTGGAGTTTCAGACCGTATTGGAGTTGATAGTAAAATCAGACCACCTTACACCATTCTTGGCGTGTGCTCTCACACATACACACCACAGGGAGACGGTCAGCCAGTTGGTAAAACAGATGAAATTATTGACTATCTCACAAAATGGGGTGTTGTTTCTAATGTGATGAACATTTACAGAGTGCCAGCTTATCTCGTACGAGCTGCATTTGTTTATGTGACAGAAAGTGGAACATTGATTCCTGATGAACTTCCTATATTCTTCGATGCAAAGACTTCAGAAAGTTTGACAGATACAGTTAGAAATACAAAGCTTTGCAATTTCCCATTTTCTTATATGAGAACAATGTCACCTGACAATTCTGAAATCAAAGAGTTCAGATATGAACGTTTCAAAGAAGTGGCGGAGTCAGGTGTGGTCAACGACACGACAAAATGTCGTTTCACATTAGCGGCTGACTTGACAGAAAACTTCAAAGCTGTTGTAATGCCATTTGATTATAAGTACGATGTTGGAACGTCACTCAGAAACGCTTTCATTCTTAATAAGTTTCCGACGATGCCGTACTCAATAGATAGCTGGCTTGCCCAAATGGCAGCTAATGCTCAGTCAATCATCGCTAGCAATACAACCGAATATATGTACTCGATGGGACAAGAACAAATTGCTAATTATCAGCGAGCTGTTGCAAATCAGTTTGCGGCTGTCAATGCAGGCGGCTCCGTGATTAGTGGAATTGGTGAAATTCTTTCAGGAAATATCGGCGGAGGTGTCAACACAATTCTCGGTGGAACTCAAAGTGCTGCAAATCTTCCTGCTATGCAAATGAGTCTTGATTTAGCAAATCAATCATTACAAAACAGAGCTAATATGAGTCAAAATGCTTATAACGCACTGGCTGGACAGACAGAAGGAAATGCAGTTTATTCAAACTTTGTAGAAACAAGACCAGCCTACGCTGCGAATAAGTACGTACCAGGCGGTGGCGACGGAGTTATTTATTACAACAAATATTCTGTTTTAGATGTTATGTTGTTACACGTAACTTTGAACGATGAAGTGCTTGAACGTTACGACAAATGGTTTGACAATTTCGGTTACTCAAGCGGACGTTGTGGAATTCCTTATGTTTGTCAATTCGCACAGGGTGAGTCAGATGATGATAAAATCCCTCATTTCCACGAAATGTCAGACGGTAAATTAACAACTTATTTGAAAACAAACAATGCACGTGTGTCTCACACACAAGCTGTTGTGAGTAATGCAATCAAAAACTTGTTGAATAACGGTGTCCGTTTCGTGAAGGGAGATGACGTATAATGGCATATGTATACAAAGAACATTATGACAATACTTATCTTGTAAACTCACTTGACAAAAACGGAATCAAGCCTGCATTTTTCATCGTGTGCTCCCGTGAGCGTGGTCCTGGTAAGACATTCAGTTTCTCAAAACTTTTATATAACAACTTTGTTGAAAAGGGTGAGAAGTTCATACTTCTCACTCGCAACAAAGGCGATTTGGGTGATGTTGCTGAAGGTGTTCTAAACAGTTATCTCAATTATGCAATGCCTGATGTGAATGTGTACGAGAAAATTCAAATGAAAGGTGTTTTCAGTAGAATATACGCAACCAGCGGAAAAGGTGAAGAAACTGAAACTAAAGAAATTGGTTATGTAATTCCTTTAAGGTCCTGTGACCAAATTAAGAAAATCAGTTCACTTTTTTATGATGCTACTGCATTCTTTTTCGATGAGTTCCAGCCGATGCAAAATGGAACATATCTCAAAGATGAAGTAAAACTATTGTATAATATATATAAATCTGTCGCCCGTGGTGATGGTTCCGCAACAAGATATATGCCTATTTATTTATCAAGTAATACAATTGATATCTCAAATCCTTATTTTGAGAAGTTACGTTTGACAAAAGCTATACAGAGTAATACCAGATTTTACCGTGGCGAAGGCGTAGTTTTTGAGAATGTAGTCGTGGATGGTTTAGCTGAAAAACATTCAAGTGAACCAATTGACATTGCTTTGTCTGATATGCTCGAAGAAGATAAATCTTCATCAAATTTGTGGCTTAATGATGCAAATTCTCTTGTCTGCAAAAATGACGGTTGGGGAAATGGTACGTACATTTGTACATTGATTTATGATAATGAGAAAATCGGTGTTTATAAATATATGGAAGTTGGTATGTATTATGTAAATAGAAAAGTAGATAACAACTGCACTTATGTTTACAATACAAACCTTAACGGAAATTTGAACTTACCTATGCTGAAGAATACTCCGATTATGTTACGATTAAAAGATTCGTTCTACAAAGGATTAATCCGATGCAGCGATTCTGGTATTCAGAAAATTCTTGTTGACATATTTTAAAAGAGTGGTATTACACCACTCTTTTCTTTATGAGAAAATATAACTTGAAGTTTTTGTGAAGAACTCATCGTTTCTATCAATTGTTCCTGTTGCGAGCATTGCCAGGAATTTTTCAAATTCATCTGACATTGACAAATCAAAAGTGGTCGGTTTGAGACAAATTCCATATTGGTCATAACTTGTGTATTTATTTCCTTCGAAGTCTGTCCAGATACATTCACCTTGATTATCGTTATAAAATGCAATGAGCTTTTTCGAATTAATAGTGTTCCATTTTTTGTTATTAGTCATATCTTCAACATTCTTAACAACTTCCTTGCTGCCAAGTTTTGGTAAACCTGCGATTGTACAATCTGTTTTTCCATCGTGCTCAGCGGCATAACGCTTTGCACCTAACGTTTTAAATTTCACACAATCTTCTTCACGTTCCATAATGCCTAATCTTTTAATAGTACCTTTTGAAGTTTTTGCTGTATACAAATCTCTTGAATATTCGTGATAATCAGCAACAATATTCTGATAATACTCAATTTTCTTGTTGTATTCCTCAATCCACTTCAAATCATTATCATCAAAAAATCCCTTAATGCTGTCAGTGTCACAATAAACAATCTTTTCATCAAACTGTAAAATGAAATCCCACAAATTATGACGAGCCCAAGAAGTAATCCAAATTCCGTGCTGGTATGCTAAAAATGTTGATTCAGCTTTCATATCATTAATTGTTGTAAAGAAATCTTCATCTGTGAAACTGTGTTTTGTCCATCCGTTTACATCATATGAAATATTATCAGTGATAATCTTTGTAACAGAACAACCATAGATGCTATTGATGAACTGCTTACTCTCATTATACAAACTATCATTACCTGTTCCTTTCAGACTCGTTTTGTTCTGAAAGTATTCAAGAATTGTTTCGCAAATCTCTTTACACAAATATCCAGCTTCTGATTTGTATAATTCTAATACTTCCAAATCATAAAACTTATATGCTTGCTTGAAAGTATCCCAATCTAAATCAGTAACTAAAATTGTGATATCCTCAGCATAGAAGATTTTACCGTTATCGACGATTTGATTTGACACGCAAGGTTTTCCATTTTCAAAACAAACTTTTGAAATAGACCAATACGTGTTTTCAGTGATTGCCTTAATCTTACTCATTTTAATTTTTGCATACCAGCGAAAATCACAAAAATTAATGTCTTGACTTTCAAGTGAGTCAAATTCCTTTACATCACATTTAATAAACTGCCCGTTCGGAAATTTGCGGTTCGTCATCACGGATGGATAAGATGAAGCAAAATCGAAACATCTTACGTTTTCAACAACTGTGTCAACATATGTTGAGTTTCCGTGAACCCATCCACCTTGAAACAAAAAGCAAAGCTGCTTGAACTGTTCAGGTGTGTATGATTGTGTAATGTCAACACACTTTTGAGCCCAGTCGGGGTTTTGTAATGAAACTCTTTCACGACATTTGATACGAACCTGACCAGTTTGCGTCAACGGAATTTGTAAAAGTGTTTCGTATTTGTCACGATATTTCTCTAAACCGTAAAGCATAGAGACAACGTCATTGATACAATATTTAATTCTTTCTTCTGAAAGTGTAGAAGTTGGTGTAAGAATATCTAAGTAAAATGATTCGTCTTCTTCCAGTTTCTGAACTGGAAGTTTTTCATCGATACACCAATTTTTAAGTGATTTTTGTGTTAATGAGTAACTATCTCTAAATTCAATATTACATTTCAAAAGTGAAATATTGAACTTCATCGGTTTGCGACACTCACGAGCAAAAACTCTTCCACCTTTACTTGATTTTGTAAATTTAGTAAGTTCATCATTAAACACATTTCTGATATGCTGAAATTCAAATGAAAGATTGTGCACAAAAACTTTATAAGAAATTTGATTTTTAAGTTTCATCACATAGAAATTTTCTGACTCTCTGTCAATTGAAGAAAAACCAAATTCGGCTTGACGTTTGATTTCTTTTGTTAAGAAACACATAAAATCTAAGAATTCGTCCCAGGTACGACCCATAAAAACTTTAGGCCCCTCCTGGCTTTCAATAGCGAATTGCCAGCAATACATTAATGAAACTGGCTCTGCTTCGTCAATGAGATTTTTATAATTCTCATCATAGTTTTCATTTCTAATATCTTTGTTGAGTTCTTTACTATAAATGAACTCATTATATCTATTATGTTCAAACTTAATAACAGTATTGTCATTAAGTCTAAAACCGTTAGAAGTCTCAATGTCAAATGCCATTAAATTTTGACATTGTTTTGACTTGTAATTTCCATTTGTAAATTTGAATTCGATATTGTAAATATCTGAAATATCTGATACATCCACGTTACTCAAAACTTTTAACATAACTATTCTCCTAACTTACTGTAGATATTGATATCTAAGAAATTAATAATTGTATTAATATCTTCTTCATTATCAATCATCTGTACGATATCATCCAACAAAGTTGAATTACTGTCAACAACGCCACTAACGTGATTATAAAGCTGCTGCCAATTTTCAGCGACTTGCTCACTATCGAATGCGGCTTGTTGAGCAATGTGCCAAGCTGCCGACGAGTTCATAATATCATATAACACTTGAGCTTTTTTATCATCTAAAACATCTAAATTGTTTCTTGAAGTGAAAGTGTTATATGCTTTTTGATGAATTCTTTCTTGAGCTTGTTGATAATTTTCTTCGCTTGCTAAATCATTTGATAAAATTCTATCAGTCAAAGTGTCGATTTTTGAAGATTCTGGAAGTTTCTTAAACTTAATATATCTGAAAAGTTCAGTTTCATTTCCAGTATAATCATTCGAAATTTCAAAATACTCATTTGAGTCTCCTGCTTTTGCTTCATATCCCACACCCATAATCTGTTGTAATAAAACAGATAAATCACGAGCAAAAGCCTTTGAACCGCCATATTTTGATTTTGCAAAATCAAAAGCGTCATTTATTCTACTTGCATTTTGAATTCTTTGTTGTGATTTTTCAAGATTTAACAAGAGTTGCTGTTTTTGTAATCGTCTGTAGATTCGATTCTCACGACGTTTCTTACGTCTGACTGGATTATAGACTTTCTTAACTTTCTTTTTACGTTTTGCCATTCGGGTTCCTCCTTCCTGATTATGATGCCCACCTAGTCACGAAGTGCCTGATTCGCTTTCGGTGGGCTCATTATCAGTATATCAAATTATGGCATATTTTTCAATTGGCAAATTGCACAAAATTTAGTAGATTTCATTGTCACTTTCTTTTAATTTGAAATATTCAACGAGTGTCAAAATGTCGTATTCAATTTCGAACTCTTCGAAATATTCTTCATCAAATTCAGCAGCAATACGGGCGTCAGTATCTTCCAACATCGCCTTAACTTTTTCAAGTAAATCTCTGTCATCGCTTGCACATCTGATTCTCATTTGAGATTCGTATGATTTTAATAATCTTTCGATTTCAATTAATACATACATAATCATTATCTCCTTTCAACCCAGTATGTAAATCCTGATAAACTGTTCTCATAGATGAATTTAATAGCTTCCTTTTCTGTTTTGAACTTTGCAATTGCTTGTCTCATTGAACTGTGATTTTTGTTTCTGATAACATAATAACTATAATTTTTCATTGATTAATTCCTCCAGTCTCTGAAATGCGTAATCGAATTTTTCTTGTGCCTTTAATCTCTCATGTAATGAGAGAGATTTGTCTTTGCTTTTATCGTCGAGTTCATAAAAAGCCTCGTCGAGCTGGTTCAAGTATTGTAACATTAAATTTTTCATAATTTACATTCTCCTTTCATATCAATGTTATGTTCACGTTTTAAATACTTTCCTAAACACCTAATCGAACTTTGAATTGCTGCATCGTTAATATCATACTGTAATTTATCAATGTAACTCATTTTTTCATAATTATTTTGAAAAAATGTAAAAAACCTATCAAACATTACATTTAATCTAACATATAATTTCAAAATATCATTCAAAGGAACAGGTCGTGGAACAGGTCGTGGAACAGGACTATCAAAAAGTTCAAAAAAATCTTGAACTTCGTAAATAATACATACACAGTCATTCATTAAATTTTTATATTCATTTTTATAATTCTTTTTCATAACATACATTCTCCTTCCGTATCGATGTCTAACATAAAAGTCATGAGTTCTTCAATTGATATCATGTATTCTGTAAACTTATTTAAAAGAAACATAGGATTGTCGTTTCTTATAAAATCGTAATGATAATTGTTGAAAATCAATTCTCTGTATTCTTCATAGTATGACATTAACTGACTGTAATAAGATAAAATAGTATCACATCCAACTGGTTCGTTGTTCTCTATAGTTACAGTAATCCAATTTTTTAAATAATTATAATCTGATTTAACCTTTTTATACTCTTCGTTGTACTTTTTGTTATTTCTTAAAATGTCAATATTATTCATTCCAATCCCCTTCTTTGACACTTTTCATTGTTGAACAGAGTGCTGATAAGAACAATACACACTCATCAACTGTCATTTCTTCAGTGTGTCTATTTGTGAAAGAGTTATAATATGTTCTGAAAACACATTTCTCATATTTTGAATGACTCTCACTGATACATCTCGACATTACCCTG